TCAGATCTGGCGACCAAACCACACTACGCGGCCGATGATCTCGAAGTCCGCGGACATATTGTTCATATCAACCTCGAAGGGCTTATACGCTTCGTTGGCACTGCTCACCTCAAGCCTGTTGCCGGGCAGGCGCTGAACGCGCTTGACGATCAGATCGCCGTCCATGCGCACTACAAAGAGCCCGGCGCCGGGGTTGCACTCGGCGTGGTTCACCAAGATCACATCCCGCTGGTTCAACACGCCCTCCATCGAATCCCCGGTTACCGAGATCACCGACAGATTGTGCGGATCGGCACGCAGGTAGTTATCGATCCAGTACTTGCGAAAAGCCATGGAGAATACGGGCTTTTCGTCGTCCGCGCTCGCACCATAGCCTGCTGCGGCCTGCAAGTTGTAGCGCGGGATGAACACAAACTCGCCCAGGTCAACCGGGTTCCCTAGCGTATCTCGACATCCACAGGCCCCTGTCTGGCTGCGGTCAAGGTCACCCCCATGCGGACCATCGACCGTCTTCATGGCGCCTTCCCCTGTGGCCAGCCACTCAAGAGAAATTCCTTTTGGAATGGCCAAGTTAGCCAGCACAAGAAACGGAGGAGACTGCTCTTCCGTAATGTAACGGCGCAGCGAAATTACGCTAACCCCAGCGGCGGCGGCCGCCTCGGTTCTTGTTCCATAGCTGTCCGCTACTAAAGCAATGCGATTTCCGATTCCCGCGCAAAGAATCGGAAGTGATGTACTACTACGTTGATTCGTTTCCGATTTGCTCATATGCCATTGAAAAGTAAAAGAAAAGCATCGCTTTTGATGGTTTTGGCTCAGCGTAAGAATCGGAAATGAATAGTGCTTGATGATTTCCGATTGACTATGCGCCATATGTGAGCGTAGGATATGTTCACCTAATCAAACATGGTGATTAAGAAATGAACACATCCGATGCTCAAAAAAATTCCGCCGTGGATTGGCACCGGGCGGACATCGTGGCGGCCTTGCACAAGGCAGGGTGGTCGCTTCGTCGACTGTCACAGGAAGCGGGCTTGAGTGCGGGGGCACTGAACAACGCGCTGGACCGTCCGTGGCCGAAAGCAGAGCGAATCATCGCCGCCGCGATCGGAGAAGCACCTGAGGCCATCTGGCCGAGCCGCTACGAAAAACGCCATTTTAAACCTGTTTTCCCTGCATCCATTGCCTCCTCTGCAAATAACGGCATGACATGTGTCGTTGGCATGAACTGAATGGTACTGAGCCAAACACGCCATGACCACGTTTGTGTTTCCCGATAAAGGAGTCGAGTGATGGGAATACGACAAGGCAAGTCAGTCCCCACCAGCCTGGACGAAGCGATTGAGCGCCAGCTGGACGCCGCCGCCAAGCTCGGACTGGTTCCCAAGAAGATGGCCGACCTGATGGGGGTGGAGGTCAAGACCTACTACCGCTGGCTAGCGGAAAGCAGCATGCCGCTGAACCGGGTGCGCCAGTTCGAAGCGTTCTGCAAGGCATCGTATATCAGCGAATACCTGTGCACTGCACAAGGCAACAAGGTGGTGATCGCCATCCCCTGCGGAAAGAAGGCCGCCGTGATTGAGCTTTCCGAGGTACAGGCCAACGCGGCCAATGCGATGGCGCTACTCGCTCGGTTCTACCAAGACAAGGTGGGACTCGACGAGACCGTATCTGCCCTGAGCCAGGTGCTGTCGCAGGTGGCCTACCACCGCGAGAACGTGCTGAAAGCCGGCGAACCCGAGCTGGAATTGTTCGGAGAATGAGATGGACCAGCTCATCACCAAAACCCACTACAGCGCAGCAGAACTAGCAGCCATGAAGCTGCCTGGTCTGCCTGAGACCGAGCGAGGAATTCGTTCAGCCGCTACCAGAGAGAAATGGACCTCTCGACAAAAAGTTAAGGGGAAAGGCAACGAGTACGCCATTACCAGCTTGCCACGCGAAGCGCAGGAGCATATCCGGCGCAGCACGGCCCAGGCGGTACTGGAAGGTCCTAGGTCAAAAGTGGCCGTAGTCCGCCATCGAGAGCAGCTGCCGCTGATCGAAACCGAGGCACAGGCGCTCAAGGCCGATGCGCGCAAGGGCGTGCTGCAGGCGCTCGAGCTGCTGATGAAGCGTTCCGGCTACCCGATGAAGAAAGCCGCCGCCGTGCTGCTCGACATGGCCCGCGTTGGCGCGGCCAACGAGCAACTGGTCGGCATGCTGAAGATGGCGCGCGACGAGCGCGGCCGTAGAAGTCCGGACGGCCTGCCGAGCGTGCGCAGCGTGCTGCGATTCGTCGAGTACGAGCGCGCTGGGATGCTGGCGCCGAAGAAGCGCGAGCGCGACATGAGTGTGCCGGCCTGGGCACCGTTCTTCCTCGGCTACTACCAGCGTCCGGAGAAGCCGACTGTGGAACACGCCTACCGCGAGTTCGTGAAGGACTGGCCACAGGCCCAGCCGGGGACTGAGGTACCAAGTGTGTGGCAGGTGCGTCGCTTCCTGCAGAAGGTTGGCAACGTCAGCCGCGAGATCGGACGCATGGGCGAGCGCGAGCTGAAGACGCTCAAGCCTTTTATTCGCCGTGGCTTTGAGAGCCTGCTGCCGGGCGACATCTACAGCGCCGACGGCCACACCTTCGACGCCGAGGTGCAACACCCGCTGCACGGCCGTCCGTTCCGCCCGGAGATCACCACCATGATCGACATCGCCACCCGCAAGGCGGTGGGCTGGTCGGTCGGCTTGGCCGAAAGTGCGCTGGCGGTGCTGGATGCGCTGCGCGATGCCTGCCTGCGGGCCGGTATTCCTGCGGTGTTCTACGTCGACAACGGCTCGGGCTACAAGAACGAGATGATGCTGGACGTGGCCACCGGCTTCATGTCCCGCCTCGGCATCGAGATGGTGAACAGCCTACCTTACAACTCCCAGGCGCGCGGCGTGATCGAGAAGCTGCACCAGACTATCTGGGTCAACGCGGCCAAGAGCCTGCCGGGCTATATCGGCCACGACATGGACCGCGAGGCCAAGCTGGCCACCTTCAAGCTGTCGCGCAAAGCCATCATCCAGGCCGGCAAGTCCGGCGAGGTGACCACCATGCCGCTGATGGCCTGGAATCGCTTTATCACCTTCTGCGAAGAAAAGGTGGCCGAGTACAACGACCGCCCACACCGCAGCCTGCCGAAGATCACCGATCCGGCGACCGGCCGCCGCCGCCACATGACCCCGAACGAGAAGTGGGCGCTGCACGTCGCCCAAGGCTTCGAGGCACATCGCGTCACCGACGACGAGTCCCGCCCGCTGTTCCGTCCACAGCTGCTGCGCACCGTGCGCCGCTGCGAGATCGAGCTACTCGGCAACCGCTACTTCGCCCGCGCTCTGGAGGAGTTCCACGGCGAGCAGCTGCGGGTCGGCTACGACATTCACGACCCGAAGCTGGTCTGGGTTTACGACGACGCGGGCCGCTTCCTCTGCACCGCCGAGCTGGACGCTAACAAGCGCGACTACATGCCGAAGTCGGTCATCGACCGCGCCCGCGAGAAGCGTGCCGCCGGCCGCGAGAAGCGCCTGGAAGCGAAGCTGGTCGAGGTGCGCGAGGAACTGCACGGCACCCCGGTGCTGGAGCACATCGACACTGTGACTATCCCCGGCTTTATGACCATCAACCGCGAGCAGCTGGCGCAACGTGCCCGCGAGCTGGACGCGGTGGAAGTGGGGCCCGTGGTGAACGCGCCGCGAGTGCAGGAAGCCATGCCGGAGCCGGTCGCAGAAGAGGCCGCCTGGGCGGTGCCGGCGACGCCGGAAGCGCGCTGGACGGAATGGCAACGGCTGAATGGGATGGGCGAGGAGGAAATCGACAGCGAGAAGGCAAGGAAATGGCGGCATACCTATCAGGCAACCGCCGAGTTCAGAACATACCAGCGCAAGAGCGCTTAACGACACACCGCCGCTGCAACGGCACTGCATCAACCAACCAAGAGAACACAGATCATGACGCAACCCCAATCGATGGTCAATCGCGTGGCCAACATCGCCAACCTCGACCTAGTCGCCGTGGCCGCCGAGAAACTGCTGTCGCGCGTCGATGGCCTACCGGGCATCGGCGTGATGTACGGTGAGGCCGGCCGGGGCAAAACCATCGCCTGCAGCGCGCTGGCCAATCAGACGCGCGGCTACTACGTGCAGATGCGCAGTGCCTGGAATCGCAAGGCACTGCTGGAGAAGATCCTGTTCGAGATGGGGATCAAACCAGCCGGCACCATTCCTTACCTGCTCGACCAGGTGTGCGAACAGATCGCTGCCAGCCGTCGCCCGCTGATCATCGACGAATTCGACTTCTGCCTACGCACCGACGGCCTGATCGAACTGGTGCGTGACATCTACGAGGGCAGCCAGGGCACGCTGCTGCTGGTCGGCGAGGAAACTATCCCGCAGAAGCTCAAACGCTGGGAGCGCTTCCACAGTCGCGTGATGGCGTGGATTCCGGCCCTGCCGGTGAGCCTGGACGACACCCGCAAGCTCGCACCGATCTACTGCCCTCAAGTCACCATCGCCGAAGACCTGCTGGCCCACGTGACTGAGCTGTCGCACGGTTCGGTGCGCCGGGTGTGCGTGAACCTGACCCGTATCCACGAGGAGGCCATGATGCTGGCCGAGTCGGAGATGACCCGCGCCAAATGGGGAGAACGCGACCTGTACACCGGCGATGCGCCGAAGCGTCGGGGGGCAATCTGATGGCTGCCACCAAGAAAGCACGCCAGCCGGCCGAGCTGGAAATGATCGGCGGCAAGAGCAAGCGCCAGCGCATCTGGGAAGTCATCCGCGCCCAGCGTGACGGTTTGACCTGCTATGCACTGTCACGCCGCAGCGGCGTGGACGACTGCACCACCAAAACCTACATGCAGGCTCTGGAAAGAGGCGGCTTCATCGAGCAGAGCAACGAGACCGTGCGCATCGGCGATGAAAAACAGTACCGCCTGATCAAAGACAACGGCCTGGAAGCCCCGCGACTGACCAAGGATGGCCAACCGGTCACCCAAGGCCGTTCCCAGGAACAGATGTGGCGCACCATGCGCATCCTCGGCAGCGACTTCAACTACCAGGAACTGGCCGGGCTGGCCTCGACCAGCGAGGTTACCGTCTCGCCCGCTGCGGCTCGCGACTACCTCAAGCACCTGGCGCACGCTGGCTACGTGACGGTGGTGGCCAAAGGCAAGGGTCGTGGCGCGGGTGGTGTACCAAACCGCTACCGCTTCAACCTCGGCCGCTACACCGGCCCACGCCCACCGATGGTTCAGCGCACCAAGTCCATCTACGACCCCAACGTCGGCAAGGTGGTGTGGCAAGAGGAGGTCAGCGATGACGACCTCTGAACCGCGCTGGCTCAGCCTGCTGCGCGCCGAAGCCGGGCGCACTAGCATGCGCTCCGTGGCCGGCCGCCTAGGGTACAGCCGCACCAGCATCAGCTTGGTGCTGGCCGGTAAATATCCGGGCAATCCTGATCGCATCGCCAAGGCCGCGCTGGCCCTGCTGGATGTGGTCGAGTGCGCTCACATCAGACAGACCATTTCGCAGACCGAGTGCCGTTCCATCGCTCTCGGCGCGGCCCCGACACACCACCCGATGAAACTCGGCCACTGGCGAGCCTGCCAGCGCTGCCCGAACCGTCCTAAAGGAGACTGAAATGCACAACGTGCAAATCCATTCCACAGCCCATCGCCAAGGCGTCAACGAAGTGATGCTGGCTGGGGCCGTGCGCCTGGCCGGAGCGATCGAACAGCTGGCTGAGCGTGGCTTCACTGTCATTAAGGTGGACTTCACGCCGGCGCGCCCCACCATCACGGTGCAGAAAGACAGGCACTGCCAAGCGCTGATCGAGTCCGGGGAGGCTGTCTACTACTCGTTTGGTCGCCAAGACCCTTTTGGCCCCTACAAGGTCGGCCAGTTTCAGTTCTCCGGCTGCCGCGTGATCTGGGTCGATTTTAGCCACTGAGAAATGTCATGGCACAGGACATCGAGCTGGACGCAACCACCAAGAAAAGGTTGGCCGAAGAGGTGGAGCGACTGGTGCGGATGAATGTGGATAGAAAAAAGGCCCGCCGCATCGTGTGGGAGGACTACCTGGACGAACTGGCGGCCTATGCCACGCCGGCACCGGTCGCAGAGCCGGAGCCCCCACAGCCACAGACCAGTCCGCCAGAAACTCCGGTGCCAGAGCCGCCGCCGACTGTGTCGGTATCAGTGACAAAGTCGGCGCAGGCGGCACCGAAAGAGCATTTTTTTACGCCGGAGCGGCTTCAGAGAAACCGGGCCGAGCTGGCCAAAGTGAAACGATTAATCGGACTGAGGAGTTAAACATGAACGCCATCCCTCAAGGATACAAACAGGATGCCAAGGGGCGCCTGATCCCCGTCGAGACCATCAAGCCCATCGATATGGAGCGCGACCAACTGGTCAGCGAGATCGTCCAAAAAGCCCAGACCGTCAGCAAGACACTGGCCGAGTTCAAGACCGGCGTATTCGCCGACATCGGTGCCTTCATTGAGCTGTCGGCCGAGCGCTACGACGCCAAGCTTGGCGGGGCCAAGGGCAACGTCTCCCTGGTGAGCTTCGACGGCCGCTACAAGGTGCAGCGCGCCATCCAGGACACGCTGACCTTCGATGAGGGGCTACAGGCCGCTAAGGCGCTGATCGACGAGTGCGTGCACGAGTGGACTGAGGGCGCGCGCAGCGAGATCCGCGCGCTGATCAACGACGCGTTCAACGTGGATAAGGAAGGCAACATCAGCACCGGCCGCATCCTCTCCCTGCGCCGCCTCGACATCCAGGACGAGAAGTGGAAGCGCGCGATGGACGCGCTGAACGACTCGGTGCGGGTGCAGTGCTCGAAGAGCTACATCCGTGTGTACGAGCGCGTCGGCGACACCGACCAGTACCGCGCCATCCCGCTTGATATTGCAGGGGTGTGAGATGGGAACGGTCACCATTGCCGTGGATATCACGGAAAGCGCTGAAAAGGACGGCAAAGTGCTGTTGAGCTTCGAGGGCTGGAATGACGGCATGGAGGACGTCAGCCCGCATGTGCAACGGGTGGCGGAGGTCTTGGACAACATCCTGCAGGACGCCGTCAATGCCCTAAAAAACGCGAATTCCAAGCAGAGCAGTTTTAACCACAAGGAGTAGAGCATGACCAAGCAAGACCTGATCGAACGTATCGCCGAGACCATGAAAATCCGCCACGACCGCGCCGTGAGCAAGACCGACGTCGCCTCGCTGCTGGACGCATTGGGAGCCGTGGCTACCGAGCGCCTCAAGGCCGGCGACGACGTGCCGCTGCCGGGCCTCGGCAAGCTGGCGGTGAAGGCCAAAGCGGCCCGCACCGGCCGTAACCCGAAAACCGGCGAGGCCATCCAGATCCCGGCCAAGCGTGTGCCGGACTTCTCCCCAGCCAAGGCGCTGAAGGACGCGCTGGCTTAACCCGTGCGAAACCGCTGCGAAGCGGTCTGCCGGGCGTGGTGGCCCGGTACTGATGAGCAGCCGAGGAAAACATGGACAAACAAACCGCAATCGAAAAGATCAGGAAATGCCTGGCCCTCGCCAAGAGTGCCAACGAGCACGAAGCGGCGGCCGCACTGCGCCAGGCGCAGGCGCTGATGCGCAAGTACGGCGTGGAGGATGGCGACATCCTCATGGCCGAGGTGAGCGAGGCCAGGGTAAGAGCCGGAGCCAAAACCAAGCCGGTGAAGTGGGAAAGCATGCTGTCCAGTGCCGTGGCGGTTGCCTTTGGCTGCCGCAAGGTTTTTGTCCAGGAGTGGAAGGCCGGCTACTGGACCTTCATTGGCTGCGGCCCGGCTGCCGAGATAGCCACCTATGCCTACACCGTGCTGATGCGCCAGCTACGCAAGGCGCGCAGCGACTACCAGCAGACCCATTGCAAACGCCTGGTCCCGGCCAGCAAGACCCGCCGTGCCGATCTGTTCTGCGAAGCCTGGGTAGCGGCCGTGCGCCGCCAGATTGAAGCCTTTCCCGGCACGCAAGCCAATGAAGAGGCACTGGAGGTCTACATGGCCAAAGAATACCCGGACCTTGGCACCTTGGTTCCAAGGGATCGCCAGGCAGGGAAGAACCTTCGCGATGGAGATATGAATGCACGGACAGCAGGCTGGAGCGCTGGCCGCCAAGCGCAGCTAAATCATGGAGTGCACAACAAACCGCTGGCACTTGGTAACTAGAACCCGGTGTCGAGCCGGCCAATGTTTAAAACGGCCGGTTCCGCAACGTGTTTTAACGGAGTGACAAATGAGCCGCAAACCTGCCCTGGCCAAGATCCACATCGCCAAGAACGAGCTGGCGATGGACGACGACACCTACCGCGCCATGCTGCAGAGCATTGCCGGCGTGTCATCAAGCAAAGCCCTGACCGATGCCGGCGTAACCAAGGTACTGGCACACCTGCAGCGCTGCGGCTGGAAGCCAAAGACTGCCGCCAAGGCCGGTAAGAAGCCCAGCGTGGGCCGAGGCCGCCAAGCGCTGGTCGGCAAGGTCGAGGCGCTGCTGGCCGAGGCCAAGCGCCCCTGGAGCTACGCCGATGCAATGGCCAAGCGCATGTTCGGCGTGGACAAGACGGATTGGCTGGATGCGGAGCACCTGGTGAAGCTGGTAGCAGCACTGACCTATGACGCAAAACGACATGGAAGGGACTTGGGATGAAACTGGAAGACGTGCAGCACCTGTTGCCGGAGATGGCCCAGCTGATCGCCGATCTGATTGGCCTGCCCAAGGCATTGAAGCTGATCGAGGCCTGGGGCGGCACCACCTTCCCGGTGTCCAAGAACAAGCGCCGTGAAGGGCAGATCCGCTACGAAGCGCTGGCCGAGGTGGTCGGCGTCGATGCGGCCAACTTGCTGACTCGCCACTTCGGCGGCGAGGTGCTGTCGATCCCGCGTTGTGCGGTGGCGATGCGCGAGGTCCGCGACCGCATGATCCGTGCCGAGTTCGACCAGGAAACCCGCGCGCATCCGGCCGTCCATGTAGTTAATCAGCTGGCCAGGCGTTACCAGATGACCGAGCGCAACGTATGGATGGTGCTGAAAAAAGCCGACCAGGTTAACGAGACACGGCAGGAGGCACTGTTTTAGGATATTGGCATCTAAATTGGAAGGGGTATGCCATGAAACGGTATCTGCTGATGTTGTTGGTCGTCATGTTGGTGGCTGGCTGTTCGGATGAAGATAAGGGAAAAATCGCCAAGCTGGAGGCGGAAAATCAACAGCTGAAAACCAACCTACAGATCATGCAAGCGGAGCATCCACTGGTTGATCTGGAGAAGTTGCAGAAGTTTGGGCGTGACCAGTTAGGCAGTACTCTCCCTGATGTCGATAGAGAAGGGTTTTTGACATCCAGGGCGGCACTAGCCGGTGTCAATTCCACATACGAAGCAATGAAAACGGTCACCCCTCAATCCAAGTTTGAAACAATTTTACGGCCGCTTTACGTACTTGAAGATATGTGGCCTGCCCATGTTAGTGCGGCCGGCGAAAAAATAGATCCCGTTTTCAGGTCATGTCGGAATTTGCCGACGCTCACAAGGATGAGTGTAGAGGCAGTGCAAAACAACATGGGAGAAGTCGCAAGTAAGCTCGATGAGGTTGCAAAACTGATCAAATTCCAATGCTCTTTTGTACTGAGTGCCGCAGTGATCAAGAGTCAAGAAAAGAAATAGCCTCATGCTTATGCACTGAAGCCCCTCACAGCGCCCCAGCCGGGGCGCTTTCTTATTCTGGCGGTGTTCCATTCAACAGGATGCCGTCATGGCCAGCCGCCGAATCGAAGACCTCCACCCCGACCTGCAGCCGCTGTGCAATGCCTTTCTCCGGCAGTGCCAGGACGCAGGCGTCGACGCACTGATTACCTGCACCTACCGCTCCGGCCAGGAGCAGGACGAATTGTACGCCCAAGGGCGCACCAAGCCCGGTCCGCGCGTAACCAACGCACGAGCCGGCCAGTCTGCGCACAACTTCACCATTAAGGAAGAACCTGCTGCCCGCGCCTTCGACGTGGTGCCGCTGGTTGGTGGCAAGCCGATGTGGGATGCCAAACACCTGCACTGGCAGATCATGGGCGAGATCGGCGAAGCGCTGGGTCTTACCTGGTACGGCAACCCGCGCGCCAAGTTCCGCGAGTTCCCGCACTTCGAACTGGCCAAGGGGTATCAGTGATGCGCCTGTCCGATCTGCTCTCCAACCCTGACTCCGGGCGCATGAGCCACACCAAGCTGTGGGCCAATGTAGCCTGCGCAACGGCGACCAGCATGTTCGTGTACCAAGGTGTTAAGGGCACGCTCACGGCCGACACCTGGCTGATCTACCTCGGCCTGGTCGGCGGATACGCCGCCGCCCTGCGCCTGATCGCCGCCTGGCGCAACAAGGGAGCGGGCAATGCTTGATCATCTGAAACGCCTGCTGGGCTGGCTGTGCTGTCTGTTTGTGCCGGCCGCTGAACGACCCGCACTGACCAAGCGGTCGAGCCCGGCGCGTCCTGTCGCCTTGTCCTGGATCGCGCCGCGGTGCCGCAGCTGGCCAGTGCCGCGCCACGGCAAAACCGGGGCTGCCGCGATCAAGCGTGCGACCCGCAAGCGCCGTAACCGTCAAAGGAGCCACCGATGAACGTCCTGCCGTGGTGGGTCAAACCCCTCCTTACCACCGCGCTGGCCGGCGCGGCCCTGTATAGCGCAGACCAGTTCGGCTACCAGCGTGCTGTCACCCTGTACACCGCCAAACTGTCCACCGCCGACGCCGATCACAGCCGCGCGCTGCTGCGTCTGACTGAGCAGCGCCTAACCGAGCAGGCGGTCACCCAGGAAGCCTATCAGCGCCTGAACGAACAGGCGCACCAGGTGAGCTGGGAGCTTCTGCTGACCAAGCAGCAGCTGGAAGTGACGCAACGCCAACTCAAGCAAAGGATTCCCAATGCGGTACGCACTGATGGTCCCCGTTTTACTGGCCTTGGCCCTGACAGCCTGCGCCTCTACCGGCAGCTCCTTGGCTACTACGCCAGCGGTGAAGCTGATCTGCCCGCAGCCGACGCCGGACATGTTGGTAAAGCCGCTGCGGCCGCCGGCACCGAAGCCGGGTTATCGCCAGCCGACCTTCTTGATCACGCCGCCGACTACGGTCAGTGGTGCCAGCAGCTCGATGCCCAGCTGAGTGCCTACATTCGGCTGCATTCCGCAACCGAGCCGGAGGTGCAGCCGTGACCGACATGTTTGACCGCGCCCAGGAGCTGGAGCAGCGCCAGCGCGAGGAGGCGCTGGCCCGGCAGGCTGCCCAGCAGCAATCCGGCACCGGGCTCAGTCACTGCCAGGATTGTGGGGAGTCCATCCCCGAAAAGCGCCGCCTGTGCGTAGCCGGCTACACCCGCTGCATCGATTGCCAAAACGAATATGAGGAAAGGGGTGCCCGATGAGCGGCGACAACAACGAACTGACCCGCGCCTTGGGGCGCATTGAGGGCAAGCTGGACATGATCGTGGACAGCCAGGCCAAGCAGAACGTGCGGCTGGATGCGATGGACGCGCGGCTGCGCCATGTCGAACAGCAGGCGGCCAAGGCAGGGGCCATCAGCGGCGGCATCGTTGCCGTCGGCACCGCGCTGGCGGTCGAGATGGTCAAGCGGGCACTACTCTAATGGCGCACTCTCCGGAAACCCGCGACAAGATCCGACGTTTGTATGTGTTCGAACGTATCGGCCTGGAAATGGCAGCGCTGCAGTGTGGGGTGTCCATGTCTACCGCCAGCCGCTGGAAACGTGAAGCGGTGGAAGAAGGCGACGACTGGGACAAGCTGCGTGCGGCCACCATCCTGGCTGGGGACGGCATCGAAAGTGTGGCGCGGGCAGCGCTTGCAGGATTTTTGACGCAGTACCAGGCGACGATGGACGCGCTCAACGCGAACCCCGACATCCCGGCCGAGAAGAAGGTGCAGATGCTGGCGAGCCTAGCGGATAGCTTTAACAAGACCGTGGCCGCCAGCCGCAAGGTATTGCCGGAAACCAGCCAGCTGGCCACTGCGATGGAAGTGGTACAGAAGCTGGCGACCTTCATCCGTGAGAAATACCCGAAGCACGCTCAGGCGTTTGTCGAGGTGCTGGAGCCGTTTGGCGAGGAACTGGCGAAGGCGTATGGCTAGTCAGCCGACAAAGCGTTCCTTAAGTACTTCATGACACCGCTGTGCCACGGTGGCAAATGGCCAAATCAGCAAGGCCTGTACCCCGCATAAAAGCCAGAGTAGCACGCCAGTTGGCCACCATCTATCAAGTGGCACTTTGTTGGAGGTGCGAAGTAGATTGGGCAGTACGTCACCGAGCACGAAAAGGTAGAAGGCGGAAATGACGAAGCATAGTGCTCCAGCCAGTGCTACCTGATGGGTCTTCCAAGTATGGATGGGCTTCTTGAATAAAGGCATGGGCAGATTCTCAATTGCCATGAAAAAAGACAAGCTTACCAAGAAAGATTTCCTCAATGACGTTGCGCTGCTGGCCGCCGAGTACCGTCGCCAGATCGACGCCGAGTGCGACGGCTTCAGTCCCGATCCGACTGCGCGCGACCAGCGCCGCCTGCAGGCGATGGGTAGCTTCCGCTTTTTTGCGCAGACCTACTTCCCGCACTACGTCAAACACAGCCCGGCGACCGTCCACGACTACCTGTTTGACCGCTTCCAGCAGGTGGTCGACAACGGCGTCGGCGACCACGACGCAGTGGCCGCGCCACGTGGCCATGCCAAGTCGACCATCGTCACCCAGATCGGCACCCTGTGGTGCATCGTCACCGGCCGCAAGCATTACCCGCTGATCGTGATGGACGCCATCGAACAGGCGTGGCCGATGCTGGAGGCGATCAAGGCCGAGCTGGAGTTCAACCCGCGACTGGTGCTGGACTTCCCCGAGGCGACCGGGCGCGGCCGGGTGTGGCAGGTCGGCACCATCGTCACGGCCAACGACGTGAAGGTCGAAGTGTTCGGCTCCGGCAAGAAGATCCGGGGCCGCCGCCACGGCCCGCACCGCCCCGACCTGGTGATCGGCGACGACCTGGAAAACGACGAGAACGTGCGCAGCCCGGAGCAGCGCGACAAGCTAATGAGCTGGATCACCAAGAGCCTGCTGTCGCTCGGCCCGGCCGACGACAGTCTCGACGTGTTCATCATCGGCACCATCCTGCACTACGACTCGGTGCTGGCCCGTCTGATCAAGAACCCGCTGTGGAAGAGTGCCAAGTTCCGCGCTGTCGAGCGCTGGCCCGACCGCATGGACCTATGGGACCGCTGGACCGAGATCCTGCTCGGCCAGGGCGAGGAGGAGGCGCAGGCGTTCTACCAGGCGCACCGACCGGACATGGACCAGGGCGTGGCGATCTGCTGGCCCGGCGGCACCACCTTCTACAAGCTGATGACCAAGCGCGCGCGCGACGGCAAGGCCGCGTTCGACTCGGAGCAGCAGAACGACCCGTTGTCCGGCGATGACGCCCCGTTCGCCGAGTGCATCACCTTCTGGGTAAACCGGCTGCGTGAGTGGGTGTTCTACGGTGCATGCGACCCGTCGCTCGGTAAGGCCGGCGCCAGCCGCGACCCCTCGGCCATCCTGGTGGGCGGCTACAACCGCCATACCGGCATTCTGGACGTGGTCGAGGCCAGCATCCGCAAGCGCCTGCCCGACCGCATCATCGAAGACGTGATTGCCTTTCAGGCCGAGTACCGCTGCGTGCTGTGGCTGGTCGAGTCGGTGCAGTTCCAGGAGTTCATGCGCACTGAACTGGTCAAGCGCTCGGCCCAGCGTGGTATCCCGGTGCCGGCCCGCGCCGTCAACCCGCACGGTGACAAGCTGCTGCGTATCGAGACGCTGCAGCCGCACATGGCCAACGGCCTGATCCGGCTGCATCCGAGCCAGCACACGCTGATCGAGCAGCTACGCCACTTCCCCAAAGCCGACCACGACGACGGCCCCGACGCCCTGCACATGCTGTGGGCCGGTGCGCTGTCGGGCGGTGGCCAAATCGAATACACCCCGGTGCCGCGTGCCAGCGATGCCGACGATAACTTCGGCAGCTTCTCTGCCGGGGCGTGGTAGGAGTGACAAACATGCCGCAAATCCTTGATCAGTACGGCAGCCCCATCCAGCACGAAGTGTTGACCGAACCGCAAACTGCCCGTGTCGGCTGGGTGACGCGCGAGTTCGCCGAACACCCTTCCCGCGGCCTGACACCTCAGAAGCTGCACCACATCTTGGAAGACGCCGAGCAAGGCCACTTGGCCGCTCAGGCCGACCTGTTCACAGACATGGAGGAGAAAGACGGCCACATCTTCGCTGAGATGAGCAAGCGCAAGCGCGCCATCCTGACGCTGGACTGGAGCGTCGAGCCGCCACGCAACGCCAGCGCTGCCGAGAAGAAGCAGGCGGCTCAGCTGCAGGAATGGCTTCAAGACATGCCCGATTGGGACGACTTCCTGCTTGATTGCCTGGACGGCGTCGGTCATGGATTCTCGGCGATGGAGATCGAGTGGCAACGGTTGGGGCGCGAGTGGCTGCCCAAAAGCCTGACGCACCGCCCACAGCGCTGGTTCCAGGCCCTGCCGCACGATGGCGATTCGCTACGCTTGCGCGATGGTTCGCTCGAAGGGGCCGAGCTGTGGCCATTCGGCTGGGTGGTGCACAAGCACAAAGCCAAGAGCGGATATCTAACACGTGCCGGCCTGCATCGCGTGCTGGCTTGGCCCTACTTGTTCAAGAACTACTCAGTGCGCGATCTGGCCGAGTTTCTGGAGATCTACGGGCTGCCGCTGCGGGTGGGCAAGTATCCGGCTGGCAGCACCAAGGAGGAAAAGGCGACGCTGCTTCAGGCGGTGGCCGGTATCGGGCACAACGCGGCCGGGATCATTCCCGAGGGCATGCTGATCGAGTTTCAGAATGCGGCCAGCGGTAGCCACGACCCCTTCCAAGCGATGATGGATTGGTGCGAGCGCACGCAATCCAAGGCGATCCTCGGTGGCACGTTGACCAGCCAGGCGGATGGTAAGAGCAGCACCAACGCGCTGGGCAATGTCCACAACGAAGTACGCCACGACCTGACGGTGAGCGATGCGCGCCAACTGGAGGGAACTGCCACGCGAGATCTGCTGTACCCGCTGGCAGTGCTCAACTTCGGCCAAGTCGACCCGCGCCGGATGCCGCGCCTGGTATTCGATACGCGCCAGCTAGAGGACATTAGTCTGTATGCGGATTCCCTGCCCAAGCTCGTGGGGTTGGGTCTTAAGGTCAAAACCGACTGGGTCTACAACAAGCTGGCCATTCCCAAGCCACAGGATGGGGACGAAGTGTTGATTGCGCCGCGTCCCGAGATGGCGCTGCCGCCGGAACTGCGACCTAAGGAAGTCCCAGCATCGGCCGCCTTATCGTATCAAGCCGTGCTGACCAATGCCCAAGGCGAGGTGGTCTACCCCGACCAGGCAGCACTGGATGCGGCCGCCGGCAACTTGTCGGCCGATGCGCTCAACACCGGCATGGAGGCAATGCTTGCCCCGGTGATTCAGGCGATCCGCAACGGGGCTACGCCGGACGATGCCATCGAGGCGCTGGTGGCCGCCTACCCGCAGATGGACGACAGCGCGGTATCCGAGTTGCTGGCGCGCTGCATCTTTGTGGCGGACGTATGGGGACGGCTGAATGCCGACAGCTGACCTATCTTTCGCCTTTGGTCTGCCGCCCGAAGAGGCGATCCGCTACTTCGAAAGCAAGGGCTATGCGCTCGGCTTCAAGTGGCAGGACGTTTGGGCCGAGGCGCATGCCAAAGCGTTCACCGTGGCAGGCGTCGCCAAACTCGACGTGCTGGCCGATATTCGGGGCGCGCTGACCGATGCACTGAAGAATGGCGAAACGTTGGCCGACTTCCAGAAGCGGCTGCAGCCGCTTCTGGAGGCCAAGGGCTGGTGGGGCAAGGGGCGGGTTGTCGATCAGGCAACCGGCGAGATCCAGGGCAAGCGTCTGAGCCCGCGCCGTTTGCAGACAATCTTCCGTACCAACTTACAGTCTGCCTACATGGCCGGCCGCTACCAGGAGCAACTGGCCAATGCCGACATCCGACCGTACTGGGAGTATGTGACGGTGCTGGACAGCCGCACGCGCCCGGCGCACCGGGCGTTGGCCGGACGCATCTTCCGCTACGACGACCCGTTCTGGCGTAGGTTCTACCCTCCGAATGGCTGGAACTGCCGCTGCCGCGTGCGCACCAGGAGCGCGCGCGACATGGAGCGGCTGGGCCTGGACGCATCAAGCAGCGAGGGTAGGATGGAAACCGTCGATCAGGTGGTCGACCGCGACGGCCTCACCCGGCCGGCGCCCGCCTTCAACGACCCGGTCACCGGCAAACGGTTCATGGCCGATGCGGGGTTCGGTTTCAATCCAGGTCAAGCAGCCTATCAGCCAGATCTGGACGGGTACCCTACGGATGTGGCCCGTCAGTATGTGCAGGGTATGCTGACTGGGCCAGCCTTTGGACGGTGGTACCGTGTACTGGAAAGCGAGGCGGCAGAAAAGCTGATGGAAGGTCGGGACATCTTGGAAACACGGCACGCTTTGGCCCGTGGCCAGCGCTTCCCCGTTGCAGTTCTGAATCAGGATGACATGGAGCGTCTTGGCACGACCAGCCAGACCGTCTGGCTATCGGATGACACTCTAGCCAAACAGTTCGCAAACCGGCAGGGACAGAATGTGGCATTGGAGGACTATTGGCGGGTACAGCGGGTGCTTGAGTCGCCCTCGCTGGTCCTGGCAGAGCGGGACTTCCACCTGAAATTCGTGAAGCAGCAGGGGAAATGGTGGGCAGCGGTGGTGAAGGTGACACGGGACGGGAAAGAGAACTGGCTGCAGTCTTTCTTTCCAACCAATGAAAAAGAAGTGCGCCGCCTTAAGCGCAACGGGCGCGTCGTTTGGGAGAGGAAATAGGCACCAGGGGGGGACTCCCGCTTCACCCCCACGCGCTCCACCAAAGGTGTGCTACGGCAGGGAGGTATTCACCGTGTTTCTGGTGCCTAATAGAAAGTATACGCGATGATCATCATTAAAATCGACCATGCGCGGGTGGCAGCCGCTCTCAAGCGTGTTGAAAATGCCACGCGCAACCGTGCTCCACTGATGCGTGCCCTAGCGGGCCTGATGATGGATGCGGTAGAAGAAAACTTCGCTCAGGAAGGTCGCCCAAAATGGCAGGGGCTGAAACCTAACCCAAGACGGGCCGGCGGAAAGATTCTGCAGGATACCGGGCGGCTCGCTTCCTCCATCGTCTCGGCCAGCGATAGTGACGATGCTGTGGTCGGCACCAACGTCCGGTATGCCGCCATTCATCAGTTTGGGGGGAAGACACGGCCCCATGAAATCCGCCCCCGGAATGCCAAGGCCCTGAAGTTCGGTGGAAAGTATGCCCGGAAGGTCAACCATCCAGGCAGCACCATCCCATCTCGGCCTTTCCTGGCTCTGACCGAAGGTGACGTGGACGAGATCGAGGCGACGGTGGAGGATTACCTGAGAGATGCTTGTGAGGGGTAGAGGCAAAAATCGACAGGAACGGGCTAGAGCGGCTTTTTGAAGTTGGCGTGCCCCGTGATTAAGCTTGAGCTGTCTACACCGTTTCTAACGCTACTCTAACGGCCTCAGCCATGATGTATGATTACCTCATTGTTTCTGAGGCGTACATATGGATACCAAGACCTACACCGCATCGATCTATGCAGCAACCTTCAACAAAGACGACATGCCATCCGACTCGGCGAACGATCTATTTAGCACAGTATTCAAAGATGGCAAACCGATCGATATTCCGACGTGGACAAACAAAGGGCGCACCTATGAACTTGTCGTTCAGTCTGCAGGAACCGGCTGCTACAAAGGGATTATCAAAAAGTTTTGTCGTGATCCTTTGCCCCATGCTGGCAAGCCTAAGGCACAGGAGCGCGAGCTGGAGATCGAGGACGACGAGTCGACCATCGAGCGAAGCCACTTCCTATATTACAAGAGCCATCATCTGCTGATATGGCAAGAGAATAAAGCTTTCGGCCAAGTGGCCTGCCTGAGCAGCCTGCTCAGCGACCTGCTCGGCCATACCGTGGTATTCAACCCAGTACTGACAACAGAAGCCACGCTCCAGATCCTGCTGGAACAACATAAGCCGAAGGTGATCGAATTTTCCGTGGCAGCGCCCAGCAACCCGGCGCTTTACGACTCCAAAGATTACAGCGAGCGCATGCTTAAGATGATGCATGATCTGGGGGCAATGAGCGGTTCCTTCAGGGTGAGCGCAAACGCCCAGGGGATGAAGGGCCGGTTCCTTGACGCCCAAAACACACTTACGCTAGCTAACAACTTGATCAAGTCGGGCAAAGCAACGAAAGTCCGGCTTGAACTTGAGGATATTTCTCACCCTGTCGACCTACTGGTCGACCGTCTGCGTGACAAAATTGAGGTCGAAATGTTGGGTCGGTACCCTGTCGAAGTGAATGTCTACGAGAAACTGGCCAAGGTCAAAGATCACTTTGCCGGGGAACTCAAGGCGATATTTGGATGATGTTTACACTCATAGCCAGCATTGGTAGCGCAGTGTTGCTCTGGCTGAGCATCACGAGGTGGTACCCGACACCGGATGCCACGCTGTCCACCGCTGCCGGAGCTTATGCTTCGGTAGCGGTGACCATGCTCGGCTTCACGTTGGCAATGCTGGCCATCCTGGTTTCTGTTGCTGATCGTCGCCTGATCCGCAACATGGGAAGGACGGGACATTACCAACGTCTTCTCAAGGGGCTGTACTGGGCTTCCGCCTATTACGCAGCAACGATGCTGGCTTCTCTTGTGACGTTGTTCTTGAAAGCAGCCGTTATGCAGATCGGGATTGCAGTGTCCTCGGGGCTGATGATTGGAGCCACTATCTGCTTGGTAGTCATGTCGAGCAGGCTTTGGCGTGTATTGAACATATTGGTCCCACAGGACAAGTCCCCCCTCGAATAGCTTCCCACTGAAGCTCCTCACAGATTCCCGCCCCCACCATGCCCCCGACAATCGGGGGCATGGCACATCCGACACCCCACATTGCCGCACTGACGGTTGAACTCACCCAAGGCCAGCAAGCCATCAAGCTGCTGCCGGCCGGGAACTTCCGCGCCCGAGATGGCCGTCCGGCCGAGTGCGCGGCGTGGCACCTGGACGAGGTGTTGGCCACCGCTCTGATCAATGAAGCCAACAGCCGGGAGGCGCGCTATGTAATCGACTACGAGCACCAGACCCTGCGCAGCGTCGAGAACGGCAAGCCCGCGCCTGCCGCTGCCTGGTTCCACTCCCTGGAATGGCGCGAAGACGGCCTGTACGCCACCGACGTCGAATGGACGGCGGCGGCGGCCGCGATGATCGCCAACAAAGAGTACCTCTACCTTTCTCCCGTTTTCACCTACGACAAGCAAGGTCGTGTCACCGGCCTGCTGCACGTCGCCCTGACCAATAACCCGGCATTGGACGAGCTGCCTGAACTACAGGTGGCTGCCTTGTCGCGTCTGGTTTCCTTAACCACGTCCGTTACTCAGGAGGACTCCACGATGGACGAACTGATCGAGCAGCTGCGCTGGCTGCTCAACCTGCCGGTCGGCGCGACCGCCGACGACATCAAGGCTCAGCTGCAGAAGCTGGTCGACCAGCTTTCCAACGGCCAAGGTACCGCCGCTGCCAGCGTTGACCTGGTCAACCTGGTCAGCACCCAACAGCAGCGCATCGCCGCCCTGTCGGCCAACCAGGCCGACCCGGCACGCTTCGTGTCGGTTGACACCATGCGCGAATTGCAGAGCCAAGTGGCGGCGCTGACCGCCCAGTTGTCCGGACGCGAGGTGGATGAGCTGGTGACCGCTGCGTTGTCCGACGGCCGCCTGCTGGCAGCCCAGGAGGACTGGGCGCGCGATCTGGGCCAAAGCAACCTGAAGGCACTGAAAGGCTATCTCGACACCGCCCCGAAGATTGCGGCGCTGTCTAGCACCCAGACCCAAGGTTTTCAGCCGGCAGACGACCCGGTGACCGGCCTCGACGCCGACGCGCTGGCGGTTTGCAACATGTTTGGCAACGATCCGACGGCCGTGGCCGCCGCGATGAAGGAGTAAGCACATGGCCGCAACCACGCAAGACCGCAATACCCCGATGAAAGACGGCGAACTGATCGTCGTACCGGTCGCTGCGGGCGTGAAGATCCCCGCTGGCAGCCTGGTGGCTGCCAATGCCACCGGCTTTGCCACACCGGGTGCGACCGCCACCACCCTGGCCTACCTGGGCATGGCAGACACGAACGTGGACAACACGGCAGGTGCGGATGGTGCTGTGGGCGTGCCAGTACGCCGTGGCAAGGCATTCAAGTGGGCAAATGACACTGGCGACCCGGTTACCCAGGCCAGCCTCGGCCGCCCGTGCTTCATCGTCGACAACCAGACCGTAGCCAAGACCAATGGCACCAACACCCGCTCGCAAGCCGGCATCGTTGTCGGCCTCGAGGCAGATGGTGTGTGGGTTATTTAAAGGAGCCACCCCCCCATGATCGTAAACGCTTCGACCCTCAAAGCGATCTTCGTCAACCTGAAGACCACCTTCAACAATGCCTTCGACGCCGCACCCAGCCAGTGGCAGAAGGTGGCCATGCTGGTGCCGTCCACCGCTCGCTCCAATGACTACAAATGGCTGTCTACCTTCCCGCGCATGCAGAAGTGGATCGGCGAGAAGGCGGTCAAGGCGCTGGCCGCGTCCGGCTACAGCATCACCAACGACGACTGGGAAGCCACCGTCGAGGTCGACCGCAACGACATCGATGACGACAACCTGGGCATCTACGCGCCGCAGGCGCAGATGGCCGGCTTCTCGGCGCGACAGCTGCCGGATGAGATCGTGTTCGACCTGGTCAGTAAAGGCTTTACCAGTCTGTGCTACGACGGCCAGTACTTCTTCGACGTCGACCATCCGGTGGCGGGACAGTCGGTCTCCAACAAGGGCAGCAAGAAGCTGTCGGTCGATACACTGGCGGCCGCGAAGGCAAGCTATGGTGCAGCGCGCACCGCGATGAAGAAGTTCAAGGACGATGAGGGTCGTCCGCTCAACATCACCCCCAACGTGCTGCTGGTACCCCCGGCCCTGGAAGACACTGCCCGAGCACTGCTGACGGTGGACAAGCTGGAGGACGGTAAAGCCAATCCGTACAAGGGTACTGCCGAACTGGTGGTGGACGCGCGGCTGACCTCGGACGACGCCTGGTTTCTGCTGGACACCACCAAGCCGGTCAAACCGTTCATCTATCAGGAGCGCAAAAAGCCAGACTTTGTGCAGCAGACCGATCCGCAGGCCGACGATGTGTTCATGCGCCGTAAGTTCAAGTTTGGGGCCGAGGCACGCGCTGCAGGCGGCTACGGCTTCTGGCAGCTGGCTTACGGCTCCGACGGCAGCGTAGCGTAAGGGGGATGGCCATGATCCGCATAACAGCCAAGGTTGACGGTTTCCGCCGGGCGGGTGTGGCCCACCCGGCGACGCCGACCGACCACCCCGACGACACGTTTACCGAAGCGCAGCTTACAGCTCTGCAGGACGAGCCGATGCTGGTGGTCGAGGTAGTCACCGACGAAAAGGCCGGTGAAACCAGCTCTACGGTCAAACCCGCCCGAGCTGGCACCAAGCAGCAGAAGGGAGGCGTCTGATGTACGCCACCCGCGACGACATGGTGAAGCGCTTTGGCGAGAAGGAGCTCATCGCGCTGACCGACCGCGACTACACCGGCCAGATCGACGACACGGTGCTGAGCGAGGCGCTGGCGGATGCCGGCGTGGAGATCGACGGCTATATCGGCGGCCGCTATCCGCTGCCGCTGGCCCAGCCGCCGAAGATCCTCACCGGTTACGCGTGCGACATCGCCCGCTACCGCCTGTGCGGCAGCGGCACCCAGCTGACCGAGGACATCCGCGACCGCTACCGCGATGCGGTGAAGTTCCTGGAGTTGGCGGCCGCCGGCAAGGTCACCTTGGGCGGCATGCCCGGCGGCGGCCCGGCCCCCGTCGACAACACGGTGCAGTTCGCCACAGGGCCGCGGGTGTTCGCCCGTGACGGCGGGGCGTTCTGATGATCCTGATCCAGACCGAGGACGCCATCATTGCGCGCCTGCGGCTCGGCCTCGGCCGCATGGTGCAAGAGGTCGGCAGCTACGGAGGCGAACTGGATGAAGGGCTGGAAGAGGCTATCCGCCGCTTTCCGGCCGCCTGGGTCACTTTCGGCGGCATCACCAAGACCGAGCCTTACGGCACCAGCCACCAGAAGTTCAAGGCGACCGGGCAGTTCGTGGTGATGGTGGGCGAGCGCAGCGTGCGCAGCGAAGCGGCGGGCCGTCGTGGCGGCCCCGCCCAGGGCGAGGTCGGCAGCTATCCGCTGGTCTACGCCGTGCGCCGCCTCCTGTCCGCACAAGATCTCGGGCTACCGATTGCGGAACTGATGCCGGGCCGGGTGCGCACGCTCTACAACACACGACTGGAGCGCCAGGCGTTCTCAGTATTCGCCTGCGAGTTCCAGACCGCCTGGATTGAGGAAGCGCTGCCGCGCGACCACTGGCCCAGCCCCCCGGCACCCGGTACGCCGGAAGCAGAGACCAGTCCCGATGCCGTGTTCGCCCGCTACCAGGGCAAGCTCGGCCAACCCGATCCCGACTGGCTGCGCACCTGCCTCAATTACCACCTGACTCCGGACGACGGCCAGCCCGACGCCCAAGATTTCATCACCAGGAGCGAACCATGAAAGTCAAAGCCGCGCCCGGCATCCAGGTGCCGCAAGAAGACAAGCCGCGCGAGTTCATCACCGAGGCCGAAGAGGTCGAGGTATCCAACACGACCTATTACCTGCGCCTCGTCGCTGACGGTGATTTGGTCGACCTCGATGAGGTGGATGAAAGCCTTACTGCTGACACGAACCGTGTCAAAAGAGTCGCCAAGAAAGAGGGGGAATGATGGCCAGCCCGAATATCAGCTTTGACAGTATCCCGTCGAGTATTCGCAAGCCCGGCAAGTATTTCGAGTTCAACACCAGGCTGGCCGTGCGCACCCTGCCTGGTAACCAGCAGAAAGTGCTGGTGCTGGGGCAGAAACTGTCGGCGGGCACACAGGCCGCGATGGTGCCGGTTGATGTATTCAGCGACGAACAGGCCGCCCAGCTGTTCGGCCGGGGTTCCCAACTACACCTGATGGTTCGTGCCGCGATCAAGGCCAATCCTTACCTGCAGCTGACCGCTGTTGCCGTTGCAGATCCTGCTGGCAATGCAGCCACCGGCACCACGACGCTGGCAGGCACTGCCACCAGTAGCGGTGTGTTGACATTGTGGGTAGGAGCAAGCCGCGTCGATGTTGCAGTCAACAGCGGCGACACCGCCACTACTGTGGCCTCTGCCCTAGCGGCCGCCGTTACCGCCAAACCGGATATTCCGGTTGCCAGTACGGCTGCTGCCGGCGTGATCACGCACACCTGCTACCACAAGGGCACGCTCGGAAACGACATCAAGCTGGTGGCCAGCTGCACCGCGCCGGGCCTGACCGTCACCGTAGGGACGCTGGCCGGCGGCACGCTCGACCCGGACTACAGCAGCACCTTGGCGGCTGTGGCCGGTGCCGGCCACCACATCATCGTGGCCCCGTTGTCGAGCCAAACCCAACTAACCGTGCTGCGCACCCACCTGGACTTCGTGTCCGGGCCGATGGAACAACGCGGTGCGCTTGGCGTATTCGGCTGGTCCGGCACGCTGGCCTCAGGCACTACGCTGGCCGGCCAGATCAACAGCGGCCGCATCACCGGTGCTTGGCATCGCGGCTCACTGCGCTTGCCCTGCGAGATCGCCGCCGCCTACGCCGCTGTGCTTGCCAGTGAGGAAGACCCGGCCCGCCCGCTCAACACACTGGAGCTGGCCGGTCTGGACGTCACCTCCATCGACCAGCGGCCCACCCGTACCGAGCAGGAAAACGCGCTTTACAACGGTCTCACCCCCTTGGATATCGGACCGGGTGATCGCGTGCAGATTGTTCGAGCCATCACCACCTACACCCGAGACCCGCAAGGGATCTCTGATGTCGCCCTGCTAGATGTAACCACCCTCCGTACGCTGGACTACGTGCGCAAGGCGTGCCGTGAGCGCATAGCGCTGCGCTTCCCGCGCGAGAAGCTGTCCGAGCGTACGCCGGACAAGGTGCGGTCCGAGTTGTTTGACGTACTACTCAAGCTGGAGGAACTGGAGATCGTCGAGGCCGTGGAAGCCAATAAAGACGGACTGTTGGTCGAGCGCGATCAGCAGGACGTGAACCGTCTCAATGCCAAGATTCCGGTCGACGTCGTCAATGGCTTGCATGTATTCGCGGGCCGTATCGATCTGCTGCTCTAAAAACCATGGGGCGCCTGGAGGGCACCAAACTACGAAGGCCGCCCCTACTCAACCAGGAGAACAACATGGCACTACAGGAATACGCCGGGGCCATCGTGCTCGAGGTCGACGGCAAGGAGGTCGAGGTCATCGACGTCAATGTCAGTACCCGCACCGGACGCAAACTGGTCAAAACCATGAACAAGACCGGCCGGGCCAAGGGCTTTGCCAAAGGCATAGCCGAATACGACCTCTCGATCACCGTGGCGATCCCTCTTAGCGGCGATCTCGATTGGGAAGCTATCGAAGGGGCCAAGCTGACCATTTACCCGATGAGCCCTGGTGGCCAGCGCGAGAGTTACCTCGACTGCTTCACCACCGAGACGGGCGAGAAATACAGCGTCGACAATGAAGCACGCCGCGACTTGAAGCTGCAGGCACTGCGCAAGGTAAAGGAGTAAGACATGACCGAGAAGGACGCTCTGCAGTACGGGGTGGAGTACCCCGCCGGTTCCGGCCAGCTCCACTACGACTTCGAACTGCGCCTGCCGACGGTGGGCGACAACATCGCGGCCATCGAGGAACTGGGAGTGGGCTCCAACCTGCGTCTCAACACCGCAATGTTGGCCCGGGGCTTGGTCAAACTCGGCGATATCCCGCCCGAGGCGATCACCTACGAGCTGCTGGAACAGAGCCTGGTCGATGACGACTACGACGTCCTAGCCGAAGCCCGCGAGCGGCTTAAAAAAAAGCGGATGCGGCCGAAACCCAGCTCGCTGGCCTGCGACTCGCCATCGTCGTCCTTGGCAAACACGGCATCCCTGAGCCACGCATTCGCGAGCTAAACGCCGCCGAGTTCGAGGGATACCTTGCCGCCGTCAACCGCCTGTATGGCGGCAAGGATCGCCCGCGCAGCAACGGTGAAACCCGCACCATTAAATCGCAGCGCAAGAAAAAGCTTGGTTAAACATGTCCCGTAACCCCGAAATAGCCCTGACCCTCAAGGCCCGCGACGAAGCGTCCCGCACCGTCTCGCGGGTCCTGCAGGAAACCGAGCGGCAGACCCAACGCGCTGAAAAAGCTGTTGTCGGTCTGTCGCGCGAGAGCCAGCGGATGGCCAGCGCCCGCGAGCAGCTCGGCGTGCGGGCCGAGCGCTCCATCCAGCGCGAGATCCGGCTGACCGAAGCGGCCTACAAGCGCCTGGCCAACAGCGGCACGCTCTCGACCAAGGAACATTCCCGCGCGTATGAGGCGATGCGCGACAAGGTGGCGGGCCTGCGCCGCGAGATGGCCGGCGTGAGCCAGCTGCAGCGCGGCATGATGGCCGGGGCCAAGGGACTGGCAGCTGGCGCGGCGGCCGCTTGGGCGGGCGGCACCGTGCTGGCCAGCCCGATGCGTCGGGTGGCCAGCTACGATATGCGGCTGGCGCAGATGGCCAACACCGCCTTCAACGGCACCGAGATCAACGGCCGCAAGCTATCGGTCGACGAGCAACTACAGCGCAGGCGTCAAGGTAAAGAACAACTACAGAAGTACATCGTTGCGGCTAACCAGGAAGGCGGCAACAGCGATGACAACGCGGCCGCGCTCGACAAGCTGATTGCACGCGGCATTTTCTCACCTGAAGAGGCCGGCAAGCTGCTACCGATGATCAGCAAGGCCGCCACGGCTGCCGGCTCCAGTGCCGAGGAAATGACCGGCGTGGTGATGGCGGCAGTGCAAAACGCCAAAATTCCAGTCGACCAGATTCCGAAGGCGCTGGGCATGGCCTTGAAGGCTGGTCAGATGGGCGGTTTCGAGCTGAAGGACATGGCCACCTGGCTACCCAAAATGCTGGCGATGGGCGGGCTGTCCGGCCTGCGCGGTACCGATGGCCTGGCCTCGATTCTGGCAGCCAGCCAGTTGGCCGTGACGGCCGCCGGCAGCACCGACGAGGCAGGCAATAACGTCGTCAACTTCCTGCAGAAGATCACCTCGGCCGACACCGCCAACGACTTCAAGAAGATCAGCGGCCGTACGATGGGCAGCAAGAAGAAAGGCGAGGCCGGCGTTGACCTATACGGCACGCTGGCGCAGGCACGCAAGGAAGGCGTCGATCCGGTCGAGGCGTTCACGCGCCTGGTGCGCAAGGTCGCCGAGAGCGACAAAGAGTTCACACGCCTGCAGCGCATGGCCGGCGATGCCAAGAACGACAAGGAAAAGTCAGCGATGTACGGCAGTATGGCCGACATCCTTCAGGCGCGTGGGGTGGGCAAGACCATCCAAGACCGACAGGCGATGCTTGCACTGCTGCCAATGCTGTTCGACTCCAAAGCCTACAAAGACATGAAGGCTGGCATCCTGAAGGGTGGCGAGCAGGACGTCGATATCAATCAGCGCTTCATCAAGGAGCAGGCTGGCTTTAAGTTTCAACAGGGCGAGAACCTCAAGGAACAGGGCCAGTATGACTCTATCGGCAAGCTCAACAATGCCGTGGGCGACGTCGTGGCCAAGCTGGCCGACTACGGATCGCAGTATCCAGGGCTGACCGCGTCCCTGGTCGGTGCGACCACCGCTGTGAGCGCACTGGCGGCTGCGGCCGGCGCGGCCGCCATTCCAATGCTGCTCTTGGGCGGTGGTAAAGGTGGGGTTTCCACAGTGGCCAAACCGCTATCGAATATCGTAGCCAGAGCCGCCCCTGCCGTCACCGGCACATTGGCGGGTATGGGTGCGGGTGCCGCCGCCCCACTCCTGTATGCCGGCACCCTGGCGACCATCGCCTCGTCCATCACTGATGAGGACCGCAAGAACGCAACCCGCCGCCAGACGTCCAGCCGCTTTGGCAAAGACTTAGTCGGACGCAACGTGCCTACTACAGCAGCGCCGGTGCCCCAAGGTGACCTGAGTCAACCGGTCAATCGTGCGGCCAGCAAGCTGGATGCTGCTGCCATCAGGATGCAGCAGGCCACCAGCCAGCCGATCCCGGTCAAGGTCACTGTTGACGTGCAGAACGGCAATATCGTCGCGTCCGTGAACGCGGCCAACGCTCAAGCCGCAAGGAGGCACTGATGGCTTGGGCCGATACCCTGCTTGATGCCTCATTCCGGGGCCTCACCTTTGACTGCCTGCGCACTCAGGATAGCGCGCAGCGCGACACCGCCAGTCACGAATACCCGTATCTGGACGGCGCGGACGTGGAAGACCTCGGCCGCAAGGCGCGCCACATCACCATGTCGGCGGTGTTCTTCGGCAAGGACTACGAGACCCGGCTGCAGGCATTCATCAAGGAGCTGGACAAGCCAGGCCACGGCGAGCTGATCCACCCGGTGTTCGGCAGCATCAAGCAAGCCCAGCTCACCGACTACCAGGTCGACCACGATGCCGATAGCCCCGACTACTGCACGGTCGAGCTGACCTTCGTCGAGGCGACGCCGGGCAATCCCTTCTTCGTTCAGCAACTGCCGGTCCAGAAGGCCGAGGCCGTTAGCCAGCTCGCTGCAACGAGCCGCGCCAACGGCATCGAGGCGTTCGCCAAGGCGCTCGATAAGCTCAAGAGTGCCAAGGGCAACCTGTCGCGGCTGAATGCGTTGCGTGACGTGCTGACCGGTACCCTAGGTGTGATCCGCAGCCAAGTGCAGGGCATCAGCGGCACCACGCTGGACCTGATCGAATACCCACGCGCCTTCGCCGGCGACGTAATGAGCCTGGTCAGCGGCATGGCCGACCTGCGCGGCTTCGACGTCGGCGTGATCCTGTCCGACTGGAAGAGTCTGGTCGGGCAGTTCGGCGACGTGGTGAAGCTGCCCGGCAAGGTGTCGGCCGGCTCGGCGTCGACGGGAGGCAATTCGGGCAGTGGCGGTACTGGTGGCGGGGTCGTCGCCGACGCCAAGCCCATCCCGGCCAAGCCGGAGGACATCGCTCTGGTGACGGCCCTGGTGCAGATCTCTGCGGCCACCACCCTGGCCGAGACCGCTGGCCAGATCCTCGCCGCCGAGGCCGAGCAGCCGACGCTATCGCCCCAGGAGGTCGAGCAGATCGCCAACGACGTGCGCGACACGCTGCAGCAGGTGATCGAGGCGCACCGCGACCTGTTTTCGGTCGAAGACGCCCGCCCGGTGACCGAGGCGCTGAAGGACACCGCCCTGGGCGTCCAGGAGGCGGCCGTCGCGGTGATCGAGGCGCGGCCGCCGCTGGTGACCCGCACCGTCGAAGCGCCGGGCAATCTGCACCTGATCGCCTTCCGCTGGTACGGCGATTACACCCGCGCCCAGGAGCTGGCCCGTCTCAACCCCAAGCTGACCAACCCGAACGCCCTCCAGGCGGGAGACACCCTCTATGCCTACGCCAGATAGCCGTTACCAACGCCCCTCCGGGGACAACGCCGTCAGCCTGCTGATCGGCGGCAAGGTCCACAGCCAGTGGACAAGCTATGAGATCGACTCGGATCTGCTGATCCCGGCCGACGCCTGGCGTGTCGATCTGGGCGTGCCCCAAGGGCAGTTCCCTCCCATCATCACGGAAGGCGCAGCCGTCGAGGTGCGCATCGGCCGCGACACGGTCCTGACCGGCCGCATCGACGATATCGAGGACGACGTCGGCAAGGGCAGCCACACCCTGTCCATCAGTGGTCGCGACAGCGCCGCCGTGCTGACCGACTGCTCCGCGCCCATCTTCACCGCCAAACAGGTGACGCTGGCCGAGGTGGTGGCCAATGTGGTCAAGCCACTGGGCATCAGCAAGGTCCGCATCGACGCCGACAGGGCGCGCACCGCCGACAAGGTCAACGTCGAGCCGGGCGATACCGCCTGGGACACGCTGGTGCACGCAGCCGAGGCCAACGGGCTGTGGCCGTGGTTTGAGCCGGACGGCACGCTGGTAATCGGCGGCCCGGACTACAGCAAGCCGCCGGTGGCCAGCCTGGTGATGAAGCGCGACGGCAAGAGCAACAACCTGATCAGCCTGCGCCGCACGCGCAGCATGGCCGAGCGCCACTCGGACATCACCGTGCTGGGCCAGGCGCACGGCACGGCGGTCGAAAACGGCAAGCACGCGCTGAAAAGCACCGTGCGCGATGCCGGCGTGGCCGTCTACCGTCCCCGGATCGTGGTCGACCACGATGCCGAGAACACCGAGATCGCCCGCGCCAGGGCGCGCAAGCTGCTGTCGGACTCTCGCCTCAAGGGCTTCACCCTGATGGCCAAGGTCAGCGGACATCGCACCAGTGACGGCCTGCTGTGGCAGCCGGGGCAGCGCATCCACGTAGTGAGTGAGCCTCACGAGATCGACGCGGTGTTCTTCCTGATGGCGCGCAAGTTCCAGGGCGGCCGGGGGATCGGGCGAACCACCATGCTGACGCTGAAGGAAGATGGCGTTTGGGTGCTCGACGCGCACCCGCACAAGCGCAAGCACCGTCGGGGCAAGAACAGCTCCGGCAAAGGCGGCGGCGTGGAACCGGTGGACGTGACGAAATGATCAACGAAATCGACAAACGCATCCGCCGCGCGATGGCAGGCGTACGCCAGGCGTTCCGGGGCGTGCTGACGCGGGTCAATAGCGGCCCGGCGGTCCAGCTCGCCCAGGCCGATGGGCTGGCCGGCGAGCGGCTGCAGGACAACGAGCTGTTCCAGCACTACGGGCTGACCAGCAACCCGCCGCCTGGCTCAATGGCGGTGATCCTCCCGGTCGGCGGCAAGACCAGCCACGGCATCGTGATCGCCACCGAGCACGGCAGCTATCGGCTGAAGACGCTCCAGCCTGGAGAGGTCGCGCTCTATACCGACGAGGGCGCCAAGATCGTCCTCAAACGCGGTCGCCTGATCGAGACCGACTGCGACGTGTTTAAAGTCAACTGCAAGACGTGGGAAGTAAACGCCACCGACAAGGCCGACTTCAACACGCCGATGCTGACGGCCAGTCAGCAGGTTACCGCAGGCGGCCAGCTAAATGGCAATGGGGGGATGGCCATCAAGGGAGGCAATGGCGCGCACGTAGAGGGCACGCTGGAAGCCACTGTGGATGTGATTGCTGCCGGTAAGAGTGGTGCACACCACCATCATCAGGGAGATTCTGGTGGTGTCACGGGCGACCCTATTTAGGGTTTTTAAGCATGAAGTTCTGCAGGGTGGCATGAACAGTGGCACGGTTGTTTAGATCCTTAACATACTTCCGCCAGAACTCGCCACCGGCTTGTAAGTTCGCTACAAATTCCCTTGGCACAATTCCTGAAAGACGTGCAGATATAGCCTCGGGTTTAATGCCGTTGCCCAAAATAAAAGACGCGAATGGTTCTTTTACGAGTTGTTTTGCTTCTTGGATATCACTCGAAAACTTGCGTTTGGCGTGCTTGTACGCATTGGCGATATTTGCCAGCTTCTCAAGCGGCTCAAACGTAAAGGCACGGTTCCTGAAACACCCATCAGAGGCATGAATCGATGCATCCTCATGCTCCCAGTAATAGTAGTCTAGGGTGTTGTTGAGTGACTCCGCAGCCGAGAGGAACCGTCGAAGATATTCGCCTCGGCTCACTTCCTCCCCCATCACATGATAAACGTAGTCTTCTGCAGAGCAGAACCTTTCGTAGTTCGGCAAGGCTACGGTTCTCAAGTACATCATGTGGTCGTCCAAGGGAAAAATATTAAAATCTTGTAGTTCTGCCATTCTTTTAACCCCGCCGTTAATTGCCGAAGCAAGGTAGCACTTCTCACTGAAGGCCACCAGCTAACCCCTCTTTGCCCATGCCCCGACAATCGGGGCATGGACGCTTTACTCGACCCGCAAACCGGTGATTACGCCGGTTCCCGCACTGACACCCTGGCCAACGCGGTCTACCTGCGGCTGATGACGCCGCTGGGTAGCTGGTGGGCCGACCCGACCTTGGGTTCCCGCCTGCACCAGCTGCAGCGCGAGAAGGATGTCAGCCGCGTGGCCGTGTTGGCCCGCCAGTACGCCGAACAGGCGCTGGCCTCGCTGGTCAAGGATGGCCGCGCCAACAGCGTCACCGTCACCACTTCGCGCCAGCAGCCCGGCTGGCTGGAACTCCACATCGAAGTGGAAGACGCCAGCGGCCGCGTCCAGCACTTCCAGCATCCGGTGAGGGTCGCCTGATGCCGTTCATCGTTCCCGCCTTTGCCAAGATCCGCGACGACCTGCTGCGTGACCTTAAGAACCAGATGCCCGATGCCGACGTCGGCCCGGACAGCGACTACTTCATCCGCGCCACCTCGGTGGCCAGCGCCGTCGAGGGGCTGTACCAGCACCAAGCGTGGATTGTCCGCCAGATCTTCCCCGACACCGCCGACACTGAGTACTTGGAGCTGCATGCCCGCACACGGGGTTTGACCCGCAAGCCAGCCGTCGCCGCCCAGGGCCAGATCAGCGTCGCCGGCACACCTGGTGCGGCGGTTCCGTCTGGCCTTACGGCCAAGCTGGGCGAGCAGACCTATGTCACCACCCAAGCCAGCGTGATCGACGCTAATGGCGTGGCCACGGTGACGGCAGTTGCCAGCACCCCCGGCATGGCTGGCAACGCCTCGGCGAACGCCGTCGTCGAATTGACGGCCGCACCGTCTGGCGTTACCAGCCAGGCGACCATCGTCACCATGACCGGCGGCGTCGACGAGGAGTCGGACGGCGAGCTGTTGGCACGCCTGCTGGAGCTGATCCGCCGCCCGCCGGCCGGCGGCAATAAGTACGACTACCGGCGCTGGGCGATGGAGGTGGCCGGCGTGACGGCGGCCTTCGTCTATCCGCTGCGCCGAGGTCTCGGCACTGTCGATGTGGTGATCACCTCAGCAGGCAGCCTGCCTTCGGCTGCCACCCTCACCGCCGTGCAGGATCACATCGACGACGTGCGGCCGGTGACGGCCAAGAACAGCTTGGTGTTGGCCCCGACCTTGAAAGTGGTCGACGTCAACGTAGCAGTGCAGTTGTCCGGCACCACGCTGGCGGTGGTCCAGGCGCACATCGAGGCCGCACTCGGCGCCTACTTCAACCAACTGGCCCCCGGCGAGACCGCGATCAAGAGCCGCATCGAGGCATTGGTCTCTGATCTGTCCGGCGTTATTGACCGCGCAGTGACGTTGCCGGTCGCCAACGTGGTACCGACTGTGGACGCCAGCCTGGTGGAATGGGTGCGCCTCGGCACCGTTACGGTGGGGGCACTGTGACGATGGATCATGCCGAGTTGCTGGCCCTGCTGCTGCCGCCGGTTAGCTACGCGCCCAGCGGGGCGACCCTGCAGGCCGAACTTACGTCCGAGGGCAAGGCGCTCGACACCGCCCTCGGTAGTGCCGACCGCGCCCAGAGCGCGATTACGCCGTTCTTCGCCGAGCAGCTGTTGCCGGACTGGGAGCGCATCTGCGGCATCACACCGTCGGCCGATGGCTCTTACCAGCAACGGCTGCAGGCCGTGCTGGCCAAGCTGGCCGAAACCGGGGGGCTCAGCATTTCATACTTCAAACGTCTGGCGGCCAGCCTCGGCTACACCATCACCATCGTCGAACTGGAGCCATTCCGCGCCGGCCTCAACCGAGCAGGTGATCCGCTCTGGGTCGAGGACATCCAGTGGGTGTGGCAAGTGGTGGTGGCCAGCCAGAGCCGTAGCTACCTGTTTCGGGCCGCTCAATCAGTCGCTGGCGAGCGTCTGACCTCCTTCGGGGACCCGGTTATCGAATCCGTGATCAGCGACCTGAAGCCGGCACACACCTTTGTTTATTTTGCCTATCAGGGTTAAACCATGCAGAAGATCAATACCGCCGATGGCCTGTTCGTAGACGGAAATCCGAGTACTGGGGCGCTTGGCACCATCGTGACTGCAGCCTGGCTGAACATGGTGCAGGCCGAGATCATCTCGGTCTTGGCTGCCGCTGGCATTGCCGTTGACGGGGCCAAGTCGGATCAGCTCACCAGCGCCATCCAGACCCTGCTGCGCGGCAAAGCCATGGTCAACGTCGCCGGCGGAGCCACCGTCACCCTGACCGCCGCGCAGTACAACCTGCCGATC